ATACAACTACTGGGCAGACCAGTTAAAGCAAGGCAAGATATCTCCTACTGACTTTCAAAATGCTTTCTTGACTAAGACGGCCACGGAAATCCCTACTACGGATTTAGAAGCACAGCGTGAGTATGTCAACAAAGCGCGTAAAGCGTTAGGCATGGCTGACTTGGAAATGCCTAAGAAGAAATCTTCTGGTCCATTTATTGGATTCAATCAATACGGTGGAATGGGCGGCACCCAAGCGCAATATGGGGGAATGGGCAGCATAGTTGGACCTAAGATAAAACCAAAAGAACCAAAGCTTCCTACCAAGCCTATTGACTTATCAGGCACAGGCAGTACTCCTGTTCAGTTGTTTGATGAAGGTGGTGAAGCAGTTGCGGCTCAAGACCCGCGGTCCATGGACCTTGAGCAGTGGCTCTTGGACAACTCACGTACCAGACTAGGCCCTGTCGACGTGCAAGAAGTGCGTTCATCAAAAGGCCCTGGCAAGTACGACACCCGTGTTAGTAAGAATGTAGACGGCTTGGAAGCGTATGCGGATGTAGACGTTGGCGGTAAGAAGTTAAGTCAGCTAGGCGCACGGTTCATGGGCCAAGGCCGTATTGGCAATTACGAAGTGCAGTACATGTATGACCCTGAAACTAAGCAGCCTGTGATTACTGGTGCTGTGCGTAAGGAGTTAAGTCCGACTAGTGACGTGTCAGCTGAGGGCGTGTATGTTCCCCAGAAGGACGGCAAGGACTACTACAATGCTGGCGTTCGTTACACCAAGCGTTTTGAAGACGGCGGTCCTGTGAATAAAAAAGAAGTAGGCCATCCAAATGAGTATGCTGACCAAGTAGCGCGTTGGGGCCGTAAGGGTCAAGAAGGCTTTGCAAACATGATAGGCCTTGGCGAAGAGGTTAAGTTTGCCAATGCCATCCCTGAATTCTATTTCCCTAAGGACGAGCAGCTAGACGGTCGGGGAGACGCGATGCGTCATATGTTGTTGCAGGCACAGATAGCGAAGAAGTACGGCAGGACACCTGCTGAGATTGCAAGCTATATCCACGAGAACTGGCTCACTGGCGGACAGTCAGATGAAGAGCAGGCGATGGACGTGGCCAATGACGCGCGGGGCATGGACATTGGACTACGGTCCAAGGACAAGGCAGACATGGCCTACCAAGCGCTGCAGGCAATCAAGTCAGGTCAAGCCAAAACTATTGCAAAGCCCAAAAAACCAAAAAAGTTTGAAGACGGCGGGGAAGTCACGGCAGATGACATTGCACGTGTAAACAGAGAATCATACCTATCCCCGACTGGCGTAGCGCCAGAGATTGGCGAAGTTAAACCTAAGTACCCTGCACTCAATGCGTGGTCCAAGGGCCTTGAGATAGCGGCCGCGCCTTTTGACAAGTATGCCCTTGACAAGCGCATCCCGCTAGTAGGCGGCATGACTGCGGCTGACTTCCTGGGAATGAATGACACCGCCTCTTTGGCCAGGGACGTGAGTTATGGCGATCCTGTTGTACGTGGCAAAAACGTACAGACATCCAAGATAGACCCACGCTTACTTGCAGTGGCAGACATTGTTCCTGTTGCGGGGGCCGCGGCCAAAGGAGCAAGCACCTTGGCTAAGGCAGGTGCGAAGGAAGTGGCGAGACAGATAGAGACCGGCACTGGCGTAATCGGCCGTAATACCATGGACCCAAGGATGTATGCTGCTGAGTTTTACTCCCCGGCAGCGCGTGCTGTAGAAAGTCACAAGATGGACAAGATGCCTGCCAATCAGTGGATGGCATGGTTAAATTCTAATGCGCCTAAGGCGGCTAAGGAAGAGCTTGCTCAAACGGAAGCAGGCAAGTGGTTGAAAGAGCAGAAGGGTAATGTTGCTAAACAAGACCTACTGGCCGTGATCAACGAATCAAGCCCAGAGATACTGACTAAGACAATGCCCCAGGACACCTACGCTGAGAATGCCATATTAGGGCAGAAGAAGGCTAGGTTTGGGGATTTTACTCTTCCTGGAAACAATTCAAATTACCGTGAAATGACAATAAGCGTACCCTTTAAAGAAGAGGCTATGCCAATAGGTTATACTGTATCCGAAATGGACTATGGTAAAGGGGATATTAAATACTTTGCCAATACCCCAAATACTCGAAGTCAAGCGTTTAGCACTAGGGCAGAAGCAGAAGCAGATTTACAAGACTCTATTGTAAATTTAAAAGACTTTAGAAAAAATCTAACTGCATATAAGGTTCCTAGCGCGCATAGCTATATGGATGACACGGCCGATACCAATCGCGTGGCACACGTACGCATGAATAACCGTCAGGATAGACAAGGCAATTCAGTCTTGTTTATAGAAGAAGTACAATCAGACTGGGCGCAACAAGGCAGGAAAGAAGGATTTAGACAAGATTTTAATTCAAGTAAATATAATGAATTGAAAAAACAAAATACTCAAATGGCGTTACGGTCTAAAGAAGCTTTAAAGAATGGTAATGAAGCGTTGTTTGATGAGTTACATGCTAAAAGGCAATCGCTGCTTCAACAACTTAATGAAATGGAAAATGCAAGGTATTCTCCAAATCCTCCAAAAGGCCCTTACGTAGGAGACACTAAGGCATGGACAGGGCTGGCGCTTAAGAAGATTATTGAGGACGCCGTAGACAAGGGATACAGTAGTGTAGCCTTTACTACTGGAGCCCAGCAAAATGCTAGATATAATCTATCAAGAGTAATTAAACAACTTGGGCATAAGAAGAATGCGAATGGCACATATGACTTGTATACCATAGAAAAAGGGGGGAGAGAAAATTCGGGTCCTACCTACCATGAAGAACTACCCTTGGATGAAATAAGCAGTATGTTTGGGAAAGAGATGGCTGAAAAAATAAAACAAGGAGAAGGCACTCCTCCCCCAAAAACACACTATGTAGTCAGTGAACAAAATGGAATAAGAACTGTACTTTCCTCTTTTAATACTGCAGATAAAGCTAATGCCTACATAAAGGACATGGAATACAGCCCTAAATACGTAAAAGTAGAAGCCGTAGATGATGGATTTAATGCCTGGACAAAACTAGAAGGCGACGGTCTTGAAATAGGCGGAAGAGGCATGAAAGGATTCTACGATGAAATATTGCCACAGGCTGCTAAAGATGTATTAAAACAACTAGGAGTTAAACCGGAAATTAAACAGATTGACATGAGACCTAAGCCGACTATGTTCTCCTCTACCAGTGGTATTCCAGAGGATAGACAAATAGGAATGCAGTGGGGCTTTGACATTACGCCTGAGTTAATGAATGCGGTACAGCAAAAAGGTATATCCAAGTTCAAACACGGCGGTGAAGTAACGGACTTTATTAAATCAAAGAAGTAACACTTGCGTAAACCCTGCAATACCGAGTACACTACGGAAAATACTCGGACGAGAATCCTATGCCAATTGACAAAGTAGTTAACCAAGCCCCTGAAACATCCATTGAGATTGATCAGGAAGGCATGCCCGAAATTGAAATAGTCTTGGAAGACGATGGCGGAGCTACGGTTGAGATAGGCGAAGACGAGGATAACGAGGTAGAATTCTACGCCAACCTGGCGGAAGTGATTGACCAAGACGATTTAAGCCGTATGTCTATTGACTTACTGGCTTTATTTGACGCCGACAAAGCATCCCGTAGTGACTGGGAGCAGGTTTATGCCAAGGGCCTTGAGCTGTTAGGCTTGAAAGTCGAAGAACGCACCAAGCCATTCCGTGGCGCAGCCGGTGCAGTGCATCCAATGTTGACAGAAGCGGTAGTCCAGTTCCAATCGCAAGCGATGAAGGAGCTAATGCCGGCAGACGGACCTGTTAGAACTCAGGTTTTGGGCAAGGAAACGATAGAAAAACTACAGCAAGCGTCACGTGTTCAAGATTTTATGAACTACGAACTGACCACAGTGATGGAAGAGTACACTCCAGAGATGGACCAAGCACTTTTCTACCTAGGTTACGGTGGTTCTGTGTTCAAAAAAGTGTATTTCAATGCACAATTAGACAGAATGGTGAGCAAGTTAGTGCTTGCTGACGACTTATACATCCCTTACACCGGCTCAAGCGTCATGAGCCAATGCCCACGGATCACGCACCGCGTGCCAATGGACGCAAACGAGTTCAGAAAACGCGTTGTAGCGGGCGAATACTTGGATTTAGACATCCAAGCCGAGACTTCTGACCCTGATCAAGACCAAATTCAAGAAGGCGTGGACCGTCAAACAGGTTTAAGCCCTTCTGACCAAGCCGAAGAAGTATTTTTACTTGAATTCCAAGTGGATTATGACATTCCAGGATTCGAAGACACGGATGAAGACGGTGAACCGACAGGAATTAAGCTTCCTTACGTTGTAACCATTGACGAAGTGGGCGGAAGTGTGATCGGCGTGCGTCGTAACTGGAAAGAAGGCGACGAATTGAAACGTCGTCGCAATTATTTTGTGCATTATGTGTTGATCGAGGGCCTTGGTGCGTATGGCTTGGGCTTTGTTCACTTAATCGGCAGCCTATCTAAGACAGCAACGTCTGCACTACGTCAATTAATTGACGCGGGTACGTTCTCTAACCTACCAGCAGGGTTCAAGGCCAAAGGCGCACGGATCGCGGACACGGATACACCTATCCAACCCGGCGAATGGCGTGATATTGACGCTGGTGGCGCTGAATTACAAGGTTCTTTATTACCATTACCGTATAAAGAGCCTAGCCAAACACTATTCCAGTTATTAGGCTTCACTGTAGACGCCGGTAAACGCCTTGCAAGCATCGCGGACATGCAAGTTGGTGATGGTAATCAGAATGCAGCAGTCGGAACAACGATAGCATTGCTAGAGCGCGGCTCAATGGTGATGTCTGCCATCCATAAACGCTTGCATTACGCTCAAAAACTAGAATTTCAATTGCTTGCCAAGGGCTTTGGTGAGTACTTACCTAAAGAGTACCCTTATGACGTGCCAGGTGCCAGTCGTAAGATTAAAAAAGCAGACTTTGACAACATGGTGGCAGTGCTTCCTGTTGCCGACCCTAACATATTCTCTACAGCACAGCGTATAACCCTTGCACAAACACAGCTACAGCTTGCGCAGGCGGCCCCACAGATGCATAACATGTACGAGGCATACTACCGGGTCTACACAGCCCTGAACGTGCGTGATATCGACGGTATATTGCGTCCACAGAGCTCACAAATGCCCAAGGACCCAGCGACAGAGAATGCTGACGTATTGGATACGATGGAATTGAAAGCATTTGCTGGCCAACAGCATGATGCACACATTGAAGCGCACTTACGCATGGGCATGTCGCCAATGTTGCAAGCGAATCCTATGTCTGCTGCTATCTTGCAGAAACACATCCTACAACACATCCGAATCAAAGCAGAAGAGGACGTGGAAGTAGAATTGTTCCAAGCATACGGCACAGACCCTGATGGCATGGTGTCTATTATCCAGAAAGAGGGTATGATTGCATTGAAGGTAGCGCAATCCATGGCTGACGTTAAGGCAATGCAAGATAAAATCGCTGGTACAGGCGAAGCTCCTGTTGACCCTGTTGTGGAACTCAAGAAACAAGAGTTGGATCAACGTGCTAAGGCTGACGCAGCGGATGCAGCAGCTAAAGAGAAGAGCTTGGCGATCCAACAGCAGAAATTGAAACAAGAAGCGCAAGATGACCAAGCCAGCATTGCATCGCAGGATGCAATTGCAGAGGAACGTGCTGCTATTGCCCGTGAGCGGTTGGCCATTATGGAACAGCAGATGTTAGGTCAACAACAGCAAGCACAAGGAGAAAACAATGGCAGCTAAACCAGGTTTGTATGCAAATATTAATGCTAAGCGTGAGCGCATAGCAGAAGGCTCTGGCGAGACAATGAGGAAGCCTGGCACTAAGGGCGCTCCTACTGCAAAGGCGTTTAAGCAATCGGCTAAGACGGCCAAAGTTAAGCCTGTTAAGATGAAAAAAGGCGGCGATGCCATGGCGAGCAGCGTAACTTACGTCAAGAAAAAAGACGGCAACCGTCCGGTAAAGATTTGCTAACATGGCAAAGAAGACCGTATCCTTAGCCGTGGGCCGTGGTGAGAAGCTTCCTGTGTCGAAAGGCGCAGGGCTTACTGCTAAAGGCCGTGCAAAGTATAACAAGGAAACAGGCTCTAACTTAAAGGCGCCTGCTCCTAATCCTAAGACAAAGAAAGACGCAGCGCGACGTAAGTCCTTCTGCGCAAGGATGTCAGGCATGCCTGGCCCTATGGTCGATGATAAAGGCCGCCCAACAAGGAAAGCAGCGTCATTAAAACGCTGGAATTGTAAATAGTTTTAAGCCTACAGACGAGGGCTCTTGATCGTCTGCCTTTTACATGGAAGATTGAACCATGCTTGAATACGCAGAAAGACTTCTTAAGGAAGTTAGAAAGTTACAGTCGGACTCTGAAGCAATTGTGCTGAACGGCACCATTGCCAACATGGAGCGTTATCGCTTTATGATGGGGCGTCTAGAAGGCTTAAAACTCGTTGAGGACATGATCAAGGAATCCTTGAATGCAAGTCCTGATGACTTAGATTTTTAACCGTGGAGACCCTTATGGCAGAAGAAGAAACAAAGAACCTAACAGCGCTAGAACGTAAGTGGCTAGAGAAAGAGCAGAATAAACAGCCGTCTATTGACGACGCCTACGATGCTCAAGGCCAGTTCGACCCATCACTGATACCTGAGGAGGCCATAAGCCGTATTCCTCGTCCTACAGGATGGCGTGTAGCAATATTGCCTTATCGTGGCGCAGAACGCACGAAGAGCGGTATTGTGATAGCAGAAGAAACTCAGAAACGTACGCAGCTGGCTACCAATTGTGGCTACGTATTAAGCTTGGGTGATTTAGCCTACAAAGACGAATCCAAATTCCCATTCGGCGCATGGTGCAAAGAAGGCGACTGGATTATTTTTGGTAGGTACGCAGGTTCACGTATTTCTATCGATGGTGGTGAAATCCGTTTTTTAAACGATGATGAAATCTTGGGCATTGTAAATTCCCCAGAAGACATCTTGCATATGTAAGGAGTAGAAAGTTATGGCTGAAGAATTAGACTTTAAGGTGGGAGAAGAAGACGAAACTCCTGCTACCGTCGAGATTGATGGCGACGGTGGTTCGGAACTCGTTGAGAATGAAGCGTCGGCAGCGCCTATTGTAGAGACGGAAACGACTCAAGCACAGGGCGAAGAGCTAGATGTATACAGCGACAAGGTAAAGAAGCGTATTGACAAGCTTACAGCGCGTCTACGTGAGACAGAACGTCGCGAGCAAGCCGCTTTGGAATACGCTAAAAGCGTACAGCAAAAAGCACAAGCTTACGAACAACAAGCGTATCAATCTGACAATGCCCGCTTAGGCGAAGCAAAGAGCCGTATTGAAACGCAATCTGTAGCGTTAAAACAAATCATCCGTAAGGCACGTGAAGAAGGTGACTACGATACTGAGATAGAAGCCCAAGAGCGTTTGACTGAGATTCAGATGGAGCAACGCAGTCTTTCTGAACTAGCGTCTCGTCGTCAAGCTGCACAAGAGCAAGCCCAACAGCCTGCTCAGCAACAAGTGCAACAACCTGTTCAGCAACAGCGTCCTACCTATGACCCTAAAGCAGAAGCGTGGGCCGAGGAAAACGAATGGTATGGCAAGAACGTGGCAATGACACATGCAGCTCAAGGCATACATAAACAACTTGTTTTAGCAGAAAGATTTGACCCAAACTCAGATGAGTATTATGATGAGCTAAATAATAGATTGCGCGAGGCTTTTCCTACGCAATTTAATGTAAAAACCAGGACCAACCGACCCGTGCAAACGGTTGCGCCTGCATCCAGGTCTTCTGGAGTAAACAATGCACGCCGCACTGTTCGGTTATCACCGAGTCAAGTTGCGATCGCTAAAAAATTGGGTGTTCCGTTAGAAGAATACGCCAAATACGTTAAGGAGTAATAAAATGAGTCAAGATACCAATGTGCCAAAACTTAATCGCAGTGCCCGTGAGACCGATTCTCGCGAAACTACTGCGCGTCGCAAATCTTGGGCCCCTCCTTCACGATTGGATGCGCCTCCTGCGCCTCCTGGATACAAGCACCGTTGGATACGTGCAGAGTCTGGTGGACAAGAAGATCGTATTAACGTCACGGGTAAATTACGTGAAGGTTATGAATTAGTACGTTCTGATGAGTACCCAGAGTTCAGCAGTCCTTCAGTAGACGATGGCCGACATGCTGGTGTTATCAGCGTGGGAGGTCTTATGCTTGCACGAATCCCAGAGGAGACAGCAGCAGAACGCCGTGCGTATTATGAATCACGCACCCATGATCAATTATTGGCTGTCGATAACGATTTAAGCAAATCAAATGGACATTCGTCTATGCGAATTCAAAATCCTACTCGTCAGACCCGTGTATCGTTCGGCGGACCTAAATCCTCCGAATAACTTAATTTAAGGAAATGACAAAATGGCAAATATAGATAAAGCCTTTGGTCTTCGTGCATTAGGAAACCTTTCAGCTACTGGTGCGCAAGCTCAGTACGGTTTCACAATCGCGGACAACCAAGCAGGCGCAATTTTCCAAGGTGACTTGGTAACAGTTTATGATGGTTATTTAGTGGCATTTGCACCAGCAACACACACTGCAGCAGTAGGCGTGTTCAACGGTTGTAACTACATTGACCCCACCACTGGTAAACCTACATGGAAGAACTACTACCCAGGTAGCGTTAACATCACTCAAGGCACTATCCAAGCTGATGTTATCGATGATCCAGCACAACTATTCATCATTCAATGCGATGAAGGCTTAACACAAGCTCAAATCGGTTTCAATGCTGACGTGGTTGCAGGCTCAGGCAATACAACTACAGGTCAATCTGCAATGGAGTTAGATTCTTCTACTATCGCCAAAACAGCAGCTTTGAACTTGAAAATCGTTGGTTTATACAACGTTCCAGGCAACGAATTCGGCACTAACGCCGTTGCGGTTGTAAAAATCAATGAACATCTATTCGGCAGCGCTGGCGTTGCTGGTCAAGGAGCTTAATCATGGCAATTTCACGTTCCCAACTAGTAAAAGAACTTGAGCCGGGCTTGAACGCATTGTTCGGCATGGAATACAAGGGTTACGAAAAAGAGCACGAGCAAATCTACGACATCGAAACTTCTGATCGCGCATTTGAAGAAGAAGTAATGTTGTCTGGCTTCGGTGAAGCTCCTGTTAAAACTGAGGGTGCTGGCGTTTCATACGACAATGCTCAAGAAGTTTACACAGCTCGCTACACACACGAAACCATTGCTTTGGCTTATTCATTAACGGAAGAAGCTGTTGAAGATAACTTGTATGCATCACTTGCTGCTCGTTACACCAAAGCATTAGCTCGTTCAATGGCAACAACAAAACAAATCAAAGCAGCAGCAGTATTAAACGGTGCGTTTACTACAGCAGTTGGCGGCGACGGCAAACCTTTGTGTGCAACTGACCATCCAACATTGTCTGGTCCAGATCTACGCAACGAGTTGTCAACTCCAGCTGACTTGAGCGAAACATCACTTGAGCAAGCTTTGATTGACATCGCAGCATTCACTGATGAGCGTGGTTTGAAAATCGCGGTTCGTGGTTTGAAATTGATTGTTCCTAAAGAACTACAATTTACCTCAGATCGTATCTTGAAATCTACTCTACGTGTTGGTACTGCTGATAACGATATCAACGCTATCAAAAACATGGGTATGGTTCCACAAGGCTACACAGTCAACCATTACCTAACAGACCCAGACGCTTGGTTCATCAAAACTGATGCTCCAAACGGCATGAAAATGTTTGAACGTGTTGCGTTCAAAACTGGTTTTGAAGGTGATTTTGATACAGGTAACGTACGTTACAAAGCACGTGAGCGTTATAGCTTCGGTTACAGCGATCCACGCGGTATCTTTGGTTCACCAGGTACACCTTAATTCAACGGTAATACGTAGAATGGAAAGCCACCTTCGGGTGGCTTTTTTATTGCAAAAAGACCTTTTATTTTTCTGTAAATGGTGTATATTGTGAGTATTCCGGGATTTATCCGGCTTATTAGACTGTCCCGGCAGACGCATACAAGACTAATAAGCTTATCTTTGTATGGAGAATATCAAATGGCATCAACCACCTTTTCGGGTCCAGTCACATCCACCAATGGTTTTATCGGCACAACTACAGGTAATGTAGTAGGCGACGTAACAGGCGTTGTAACAGGCAGCTTAGTAGGCTTTGCAACACTTCCTACCTACACTGTAACTTCTGCAAATGCTTTAACACCAAAAACAGCAGGTAAAATCATCTATGTATCTAACGGCTTAGCAGGTAGTCCATGTATTGCTGTAGGCAATGGTACAAACTGGATTTCACCAGCCGGTACAGCTATCGCAGCATCTTAATTTTAACTTCTAACTTTAAAGGAGTTAAATAATGTCTACTCTCTCTTCGATTACTCGTGTAGGTACATACGAACCGTTTGAGTTACAGGTGTCTAGAGGCCAGATCATGGGCCACACTAGTATCACTGTATTTGGATACAACCCCGATGTAGATACGACGGAAGAGACAATATGGCCAGATGGTGGCACTATTGTTCATCCTACTACTGCTTCTGTTTTAAAAGTAAGCTCTACAAGTGCAGATGACACTTCTGCAGGCACTGGTGCTCGTACAGTCTTTATTGAAGGCTTAGATGGAAGCTATAATGTAATTAGTGAAACTGTAATATTAACGGGTCAAACAGCTGTTAATACCACAAATTCATACATGTATGTTAACCAACTATACGTTGTAACAGTTGGTTCTGGAGGAGAAAACGCAGGTGTAATTAATGTAGGAACAGGCGTAGTTACAGCAGGGGTTCCAGCAGTTTTATATGATCTAATTGCGGCAGGCTATAACACCCGTACCACCGCGCATTATTGTGTTCCAGCTGGATACACTGCTTATTTAGTACAAGGGGCCATAACGGCAGGACAGGCGTCAGGCTCTACTTCAGTTACAGCATTTTTAAAGCAACACGGTCCAGACGGTATTCTACGGGTTGCAGCGGTTTCTACATTAAATAATGGGTCTGTTAGCTATGCTTTTACTTACCCAATTACAGTAGCGGAAAAAAATTGCATTGGAGCATCGGCATCAGGTTCTGCTGCTAATAACTCTGCCAGTGCGTTTTTTAATATCGTACTAATTAAGAACGATGGAAGCGCTGCATAATGGAAATGATGGTATGGAACATCGTGCTGTCTTTTATGGTAGCTATCATGGGTTTTCTGCTTAAAGCTAAGTTTGAAGATCTGGATAGGCTTAGTATCTTACTTAACCGTACCAGAGAGGAGATAGCGCGTGATCATATCACTCGTGCAGAAGTTAGGGCAGATATTGAAAAAATCATGGAACGTTTTGATGACGGCTTTAGGCGTCTTGAAGAAAAAATTGACAAACTTGCTGAAAAGTAATAACTAAGGAGAAATATTATGGCTGGAAGAGGAATGGGTGCAGCAACTGCTGGTGGTGGTTGTGTTGAAAAAGGTCCTAAAAACAAAATGGTAAAGGGCACTAGCAAGACAACAGGTCCAGTGTTCTTGGCTGAAGGCGGTGACGTAAGTCCTCGCAAACGCATGGCAATGGGCATGAAAGATGGCGGCTATGCTAAAAAAATGAAAAAAGGTGGCATGTGCTAGATGGCTACTTCAGGTACCACGGTATTTGATTTACAGATCGACGAGCTTATAGAAGAGGCTTTTGAGCGCTGTGGCATGGAAATGACCAGCGGTAATCAGCTTAAATCTGCTCGTCGCTCTCTCAATCTAATGTTTTTAGAGTGGGCAAATCGTGGCCTGAACCTTTGGACTATTGAACTTGCGACAGCTAATCTGACGGTAGGTCAAACAGAGGTAACATTGGATACGGATACTGTAAACGTGCTTTCTGCCGTTATCAGAGACTTATCTCAAAGTCCTCCTGTAGACATCGTAATAGACAGGATTAGTCGTGCTGAGTACTTGCACATACCTGATAAAACAACGCAGGCACGCCCTGCACAGCTTTATGTAGAACGAACAAATATACCAAAAGTATTTTTGTATCCAGCGCCTAATGCCACTAATCTGTATCAACTTAGATACTATCGCATTAAACGCATGGATGATGCAGGCAATTACTCTAACACAGCAGATGTCAACTTCCGTTTCTTGCCTTGCTTATCGGCAGGTCTAGCGTACTACTTGTCTTTAAAGTATACGCCGGAAAGAACACAGGCTTTAAAAAGCATCTACGAGGAAGAATTTGCACGTGCAGCAGCCGAGGATAGGGACACAGCAAGCGTTTACTTCGTACCGGCCGTAATGGGATATTAATGTGGCATATGCTTCAGGCAAGTTCTCGTATGGATTATGTGATTACTGCGGACAGCGGTACCCATACAACGTATTAAGGAAAAACTGGCGTGGATTTAAGGTCTGCCCAGACGATTATGAGCCTAAAGAACCACAATTAGAGCCATTACAGTTTGTAGCAGATGCGCAAGCGCTTGAGCAACCACGTCCGGATAGGGTTGAGCCTATGCAAGTGTATGTAAACGCTCCAGGCGACACTGCGTTTCAAAGTATTGGTAGCGCAAACAACACAATAGATATGAGGCCGTATCCAGTTGATAAAGACATTGTAGCACTAGGCTCTGTGGGAACTGTTAGGGTACAAATAACATGACATATGATGAATTAATAACTAATATTCGTAACTACACTGAAGTAGACGCAAATGTGTTTACAAACGCAGTGTGTAATACGTTTATTCTTATGGCAGAAAACCGTATCCTTAGGGATATTGATTTAGATGTCTTTAAACTAGAGGTCACGGGTAATATGTCCTCAGGCAACAAATTCTTATCTGCTCCTAGCGATATCCTGACACACCGTTATGTCATGATGACTAAGGATAACCAGCAGATATTCTTAGAGTTTAGAGATACTTCTTTCATGAAAGAATACTGGCCAAATGGTGCTACTACAGGCACCCCTCGCTTCTACTCCGTATGGGATCAAAATACGTTCTACATAGCGCCTACTCCAGACCAGAGTTATGTGGTTGAACTGGGCTACATACGCAAGCCAGAGCAATTATCTGCAACTAATCCAGAGACATGGGTCAGTATTAACGCTCCTGAAGCCCTTTTGTATGCATGTCTTATTCAAGCATACAGCTACACTAAAGGTCCAGGGGAGCTTATGGGCTACTTTGAAAATAGCTATAAACAAGCTATCCAAGGTCTTGGTGTTGAGCAGCAAGGTCGTCGTCGTAGAGATGAATGGCGTGATGGTATGTCTAGGCTGGTGGTCAAATCACTGTCTCCAGGTCCTTAACTATTTACGAACATTATCTGGTATCATTACATCTAATAAATTAGGAGCAGGACATGGCAATTTCACAAGCAATGTGCACGAGCTTTAAAGTTCAGTTATTGAGCGGCTCGCAAAACTTTAACACAGGCACAACAAAGGTATACAAGATTGCGTTGTATACATCAGCAGCGACACTAGGTGCAGCTACAACTACGTACTCAGGCACTACAAACGAAGTGGCTTCTGGCGGCGGCTATACTACAGGTGGTAATACACTTACAGTATCTCAAGTGCCTACATCTTCAGGCACTACAGCGTTTATTGACTTTGCGGACACTACCTGGTCAGCAGCGACAATCACTGCTCGCGGCGCGTTGATATATAACAGCACTGATGACACTGCGGTGGCAGCGTTGGACTTCGGTTCAGATAAGACATCAACTGCTGGTGACTTTACAATCATATTCCCAACAGCGGACGCAACAAACGCAATCATCCGTATAGCCTAGAATAGGAGTCTCAAATGGCTCTAGTTCTTAAAGACCGGGTTAAAGAAACCT